AATGTATCAGCAACAGACAGACTTTTAGGTAGAGATTCTAGTGGTGCAGGAATTATTGAAGAGATCGCTCCAAGTGCAGTAAGGACAATGCTTGGTCTTGCAGCTTCAGCCACCACAGATACAACAAACGCTTCTAATATTTCTTCTGGAACGCTTGCAGCAGCGAGAGTTGCGACTCTCAACCAAGATACTAGTGGTAACGCTGCGACAGCTACAGCTTTGGAAACTGCAAGAACTATCGCAGGAGTTTCATTTGATGGAACAGCAAATATTTCTTTGAACAATAATGCAATTACTAATGGTGCTGGCTACATAACTGCAACTTTAACTGAGGAACAAGTTGAGGATTTTGTCGGTGGCATGGTAACTGGCAACACTGAAACAGGTATTACAGTAACTTATCAAGATTCAGATGGAACTCTTGATTTTGTAGTTGCTAGTCAAACCGATGAAAACTTTACAACTACTCTTAAAAATAAATTAGATGGAATTGCTGCTGGTGCGACTAACGTAACTAATACAAACCAATTAACTAATGGTGCTGGTTTTTTAACTTCTGTTGGGACATCAAATATTGCAGATGATGCAGTCAATTCAGCCAAAATTGCAGACAATAGTATTGTTGCTGGAAACATAGCTGAAAACGCTATCGGAGCTAGTGAGCTAGGTAGTAGTTCAGTATTTACGGCTGCTATACAAGATAGTGCAGTTACTAATGCAAAGATAGATTCAATGGCTGCCTCAAAACTTACAGGAGCTTTACCAGCTATAGATGGATCAAACTTAACAGGCATATCGGCTGGAGCCACAGGTGGTGGATCAGATGAAATATTTTATGAAAATGGTCAAAATGTAACGACTAACTATACTATTACTAATGGCAAAAATGCTATGTCTGCTGGTCCTATCACTATAGATAGCGGTGTTACTGTTACTGTAGGAGCAGGAGAAACTCT